GTTAAAAAACTTGGGTGTAGTAATCTCAAAGCTATGATGGAGGATGATAAACTCTTAACTTGTGATTATGAAATTATATCTGAGTTGACAACATTTGCACAGAAACACAATTCATTTGAGGCAGAGGAAGGATGTAATGATGATTTAGCAATGTGTCTTGTAATATTTGCATGGTTAGTTGCACAGGATTACTTCAAGGAGATGACAGATAATGATATTCGTAAGAGGATGTATGAGGAGCAAAAAAATCAAATTGAGCAGGATATGGCACCTTTCGGATTCATAAATGATGGATTAGAAGATACAGTCACAGTTGACGCAAACGGAGATAGATGGTATGCTGATGAATATGGAGATCGTTCCTATATGTGGGACTATATGTGAGTTTCCAAATCTAAAGCAAACATTAAATGATTAAATAATTTTTGTAAGGCATGATGGATTGGGATAAAGAATCAAAATTAGAAAATTTGGAAAACATGATTACTGTTTACGAAAAACACATTATCGAACTTGAGCAAGAGAATAAAAGTTTAAAACTGCAGGTTGATTTTTTGAAAGAACAATTAGCATACAAAACTTTTGGAAAACCCAATTATGAGGAGGAAAAATGAGTGGAGACACAGGATTGCAAGATGATAATATCATCTTCTATTGTAAAGAAATGACAGAAGCAAAATTAGTGCTTCTAGCGCACAAAGGTATCAAATTGGATTGGAAAGAATATGACTCTTACTCCTCAACAAGTAAACGAATCACTGAATGATATCAGACCATACATCGAAGCAGATGGTGGTTATCTTGAATTTATAGAATTAGATTATGATTTAGATGAAGATATTAGAATGTATTACGGTGTTAAGCAAGATGAAAAAGCAGCAATTGCTAAAGTTAGATTAAGTGGTGCATGTGAGTCTTGTGCAATGAGTTCCCAAACTTTAAGAATGGGAATTGAACGACATCTTACACAACAGTTCCCAGAAATAGTTGGAGTGATACAAGTTTTATGAAAGATTTTATTTTAGTAGCATGTTTTTTTCCACTTGCTGCCATTTTTATAATCATGAAACTGATATTATGGTTATCGGCAACCGAAGCTGAGTCAAAGTATGTTAAAGAAGAATCTAAAAAACCTCATGGACCATATCTGGCAGACGCATATGCAGACGTTGATGAAGAGAAAGAGGAATATTGGAATATCTCAGGAGATTAATGCCATAATATTTGAATGGTATTCTGAAAGAGGGATGGATGTGCCAAAATGGAAAATGAAGAAAGATCCTGATTGGTGGATAGATTATTTAAAAGAACTTGATACAAATGGAATTTGATGAGCAGATAGAATTAGAACATTTACTTTTTTCTGAGAGAAAATGTAGGGTCTGTGGTAAGATAAAAAATCTAATAGAAGATTTTTATTTGACAAGAAAATATAAAGGCACACTTCCGTCAGCATATTCTTATGAATGTAAAACCTGTACGGTAAAAAGAATTAAGAAAAGTAGAAAAATAAAAATATTAGTAGAAGATATATATCCAGATTGGTGATGTTCACGCATTGTTTCCCCGTCGTAAATACCCTTTTACATAAATATTTTTAGATAATTTTGGATTACGAGGAGTAAGGGATGGCCTTAAATTTAGCATCTCCAGGTATTCTTATAAGAGAGGTTGATCTAACGATTGGAAGGATCGATGGAACAACTGGAAAAGTTGGTGGAATTGTGGGTTCTTTTGAGAAAGGACCTGTCGGTCAACCAACAGTGATAACTGGAGAAAATGATTTATTTGACCTATTTGGTCAACCATATAATACAGATAAACAGTTCGAACCATGGTTAGTTGCATCTTCATACTTATCGTATGGAGGCACTTTAAGTGTTGTTAGAGCAGATGATTTTAATTCAACCACTGGAGTTGGTCTTAAAAATGCTTTTGACAAGACTGATACTAGTGCACCAGATAATGTTGGATCTGCATCAAGTATAAGAATTTTAAGCAGTGAAAACTATCAGGAGTTAGGATATCAGGAGAATGTTCTTTCAACTGCAACTGTTGCAGCAAAAAATCCTGGCACTTGGGCAGACGGAATTAGGATCGCAATCATAGACAGTCAGGCAGATCAAAGAATTACATTAACTGGTACATCAGGTTTATCTGTTGGTCTAGGTGTTACACAAGCAATTACCGTAACAGATCCTGCTTCAGGAAGTTTAACTGGTCATCTTAAGGGAATCATCACAGGTATAAATGATAAAAATATTGATGTCAAAGTTGTAGGTATCGTCACCACTGGTGAAGAAACTGCTAAAGATTATAACAGTCTTTACAAATTTACAACAGGAGGACTTGATTTTCCAAATAGTGGAGCAGGAACAACATCTGCCAATATGTCAAGAGCATTTGGAGGAACAACTGCAGCATCACATAATGCTGGTGCTAGTATCAATTCATTCTTTAAGACTGGAACAAAGGTTCTTGATGAACAGGGTGGAGAACCTTTAGCATCAGGTGCTACAGAAATTGGTGTTGAGACTACTGGTATTTCAGCTGGTGCAAATAAATTCCTTGTAATTGGTTCTGAAATTATTTCATTAAATGGTGCAACTGTTGCATCTGGAAAAATCACTGGTGTTACCAGAGGTCAACAGGGAACATCAGCAGCAGCGCATGATGATGGAGCACCGATTACACTTCTAGATTTAAATACCTCAGTAGGAACTGTTAAAGTCACTATAAACAATAGTGTGACAAATGTTCAGATAGAAGCAAGTTCTGACATTAGTGATAAAGTAAATCCTGGTGGATTCTTAAAAATTGGAACTGAATTGTTGTCAGTGTCTGCATTTTTCAATGGACAATCAGGTGCATTTGACGCCACAGCAGTAGTTGATTGGTTTGATCAACAACAATATGAAGTCACAACTGGTATTGGAACAACAGTCGTAAAAGCAGATTGGAATGCAATAGCTGATCGACCAGGCACATCTGAGTATGTATCCGATAGAGGTGGTAGATTTGATGAGGTTCACATACTAGTAATTGATGCAAAAGGAAAAGTTACAGGAAATGCAGGAACAATTTTAGAAAAACATCTTAATCTATCAAAAGCTAAAGATGCAAAATTCTCTGCAGGTTCCCCATCTTATTGGAGAAGTTACCTTTATACAAACTCACAAAACTTATTTGGTTTGAGTGGTGGAGGAATTGGTACTATTGTAACTGGATTTGATGGTGCTAACTTTACTCCCAACACTGCTGGTGAATGGGATAAAGATGCTGAAGGAATTACATTTAATGCCTCAGGACCTAAAAATTTAATATTAAAAGGTGGTAACAATTATGGTGGTAAGACAGACTTAACAACAGCAGGTTCACTAGATGCTGGTGTCGGTGATATAAAAGCAGGTTATAATATATTTAAAAATGATGGAGTGAATAACGTTGATTTCTTACTAGCAGGTGGAGGTAATCTATCTAAAGATGATACTAGATCATTAGCAAATACTTTAATAACTGTTGCTGAAGAAAGAAAAGATGCAGTTGCATTCATTTCACCTTCTAGAAACTCAATTATTTCAGATAGTGGAAGTCAATCATCACCAGTAGTTCTTGATGATGAGACAATAACAAATAATATTATTGATTTCTTTGATCCAATTGCATCAACAACCTTTGCAGTATTTGACAGTGGATACAAATACGTGTATGATAGGTTTAATGAAGTGTTCCGTTACATCCCATTAAATGGTGATATTGCGGGATTATGTGCAAGAAACGACATTAATGATTTCCCTTGGTTCTCACCAGCAGGTACAGATAGAGGAGCAATCTTAAATGCAGTTAAACTTCCTTACAATCCAACCAGATTACAGAGGGACAAACTTTATTCTAACAGAATAAATCCAGTTATTAACTCACCTGGTGCTGGAATTATATTATTCGGAGATAAGACTGGTTTTGCAAAAGCATCTGCATTCGATAGAATCAACGTTCGTCGATTATTCATATTCCTAGAACAAGGAATTGCAGCTGCTGCGAAAGATCAATTATTTGAATTCAACGATGAGATAACAAGGGCAAACTTTGTGAACATTGTTGAACCTTTCTTAAGAGATGTTCAATCCAAGAGAGGTATTCAAGATTACGTTGTTATCTGTGATGAGACAAATAACACTGCTGCTGTTATCGATAGTAACGAATTTATAGCAGACATCTTCATCAAACCAGCAAGATCAATTAACTTCATTGGTCTTACATTTGTTGCCACTCGAACTGGCATCTCATTCGAAGAAGTTATCGGTTCCGTTTAATTAATTTAGAGGTTTAAAACAATGCCTTCACGTCAACAAATCAACAATATTCCTTTAAGGAAGATTCAAGATTTTAAAAGTAGATTGTCTGGTGGTGGTGCTAGACCAAACCTCTTTGAGGTAGAGTTAGCATTCCCAGATGCCGTTGCAATCGCAAACGATGTCTTACAGAAATCTAGATTTTTAGTTAAAGCAGCAGCACTTCCTGCTTCAACAATTGCTCCAGTCGAAATACCCTTCAGAGGTCGTATTTTAAAAGTTGCTGGAGACAGAACATTCGAAACTTGGACTATCACAGTCATTAACGATACAGACTTTGTTATCAGATCTGCGATGGAAAAATGGATGAATGTAATTAACAAACTAGAAGATGCCACAGGATTAACAGATCCAGATGCATATCATAAAGATGCATTTGTTCACCAGTTAGATCGTGATGGTTCGATTCTACGTTCGTATAAATTCTGGGATATTTTTCCAACCAACATTTCCACAATTGACCTAAACTACGAAACAACTGACACAATTGAACAGTTCGATGTAGAAATGCAGGTTCACTGGTGGGAAGCATTTAAGGGAACTAGTTCTCAAGCTGGTGGTGAAAATATCAGATAAATAGTAAAATACTAGTACAATTATAATATGGCACGGCTATTTGGTTTTTCTGTTGAGGATAACGAAAAAAAATCACCGTCGATAGTTTCACCCGTTCCTGAGAATAATCAGGACGGGTCAGACTTTTATATACAGAGTGGTTTTTATGGATCATATGTAGATATCGAAGGTGTATATCGAAACGAATTCGATTTAATTAAAAGATATAGAGAAATGGCACTTCA